CAAGAAGCGATCAAGTTAATGGCTGCTCCGTGGGCTAAGAACTCAAACATACTGGTGACCGGAAGAGATGAGCAGGGTCGATTGGAGTATTTAGACCTTACGCACCTTGATCCATACGCTCTCATGAAGCGCCCTCTCAACGCCCTTATGAGAGACCAGCCAATTGATGACGCAATTGTTGACGCAAGTGCCGAAATACTTAAGCCATTCTTAGGATGGGATATATCGACCAATACCATTCTAGAGTTTATCTCGAACACCAAGTCGTCAGGCGGTCAGGTGTATAACGACGCCGATACGTTTATTAACAAGTCGATCGACACGTATCTCCACTTTGAGCGAGGCATGGGACCAAGCTTTATTCAGAATGCTAGGCGCATACAAAAAGCTTCTGCTGGAGAGATATCCAAAAGCGGAAGAGCCTACGACATGGGAGATGAAATGGGGGCGCTTGTAGGCTTTAGAAAGACCACCTTCGACCCCAAGACAGCGCTTCACTTTAAAGCTTATGAGTTCTCCGAAGGAAAGCGGCAGTCAACTAGGCTGCTAACGTCCGTGTTCAGAGACCCTAATGAAGTGTCAGACGATGACATTCGAGAAGCATTTGGCAGAGCATCGACAGCAAGAAGAGAAACCTTTGACGACATGGCTGCTCTTGTTAACGCGGCGATGAACTCCGGCTTAAATGCTACGCAAGCAATGACCATCCTGAGATCAAACGGCATAACAAAGAAGGACGCTCGTGCACTTATTGAAGGCGGTGCTTCAGCTTGGACTATGTCCGACAGCACTTTGAAGAACTCAATATCGAAGTCAGATATCCTGTTCGGAAAACAAAAGAGCAAAGAGTTCGTTGATAGGTGGTCTCTTATTCAGCAGCTGCTGAAAGAAGAAGCGGGGATGGACTGATTTTTATTTATCAAATAGGTCATCCTTTGCAATCAGACACAGACCAAAGATAATAAAAACATAAACAGCCAACATACAAAAACGCCCTCAGATCGATAGTTCAAATGAGGGCGCATTGTATTGGTGCCAAAGCAAAACATCTAATGATTAATGTCGATGAGCGATATGACCTGTAGTCATGTTAAAACAGAAAACAGATCGCCCCAGTAACTAATCCCCACACAACAAGGTGCTTGTTGGTCAGGTTGTATGCGCCAGAATTCAGCCAGCTTTTGATACTCTTTCTTGTTCGCTTTGATCCAGCTTTAGCATCAAAGATTGCATCGTCGGCATACTCATTTGCATCCCTGATGATCTTTTTAATATTCATTCCTGTTCTCCTCTTAACGCAAAAACCCTTGGCTGCCAGTCTCTAAGTTGTTGATTTGAATAGAAAAAAACATAGTGCGATAGCTTCGTAAGCAATTGGTCGGAGGTTCAAGTCCTCTTTCCGGCACCAACTTTTTTCTATATTTATCATAGGGTTATAAGCGTTTTAGTTTTTGGCAACCTACAAGATGCCCTCAATGTTAGACGACGCGATTTTCCTCTGAGCTTGGTTAAGATGAGCGTATCTTTGTAGTGATGCGCGATCTTTCCATCCTCCTAACTCCATGAGAACCATCTCACTCGTCCCGTTTTCAATGTGCCAACTCGCAAAAGTATGGCGCATTGTGTGGAAGGTAGTGCCTGCCGGAACCCCAGCCTTGTCACATGCCTTCCTGTAGGTCTTGTTCGTAATCTCACTCAGAACTTTCCCCACCTTTGTACCGCCACCGACTTGCTGCACGAAGACATGGTCTATCCCGTTACTGAGATATCGATGCTTCTTTACCAGCTCGTCATTCAGAGCTTTACGATTCTCAAGAACCTTCTGAGCATCTCTGTTCAGGGGTATCAAGATATCCTCGCCCATCTTGGCGTCTTCACCATGGACAGTCAGAGCTGAAAAGTCCGGCTCTATCTGATCCCACTTGAGCAGTCTAATGTTAGATGCTCGCAGCCCTGTCGCCACTGCAAACCTAACCATGTCTGCTCTCAACCCGTCCAGCGAATCGATTAACCTCAGAACCTGCTCGGGCTTCAGGAAGACAGTACTCTTCTTCTCTGGATACACAGACAACTTCGGAACCCTGTTAATATGCTCTTTGCTGTAAGCATAGTTCAGGATGGATCGCATAGTTATGATGTGCTTATTAACCCAGCTGTTGCTGACGGTTTGACCAATCCTCCTCTTGGATGGTTGCGTCCGCAGATCCTCAATAAAGTTATCGATCAGTGATATCTTTTCGAAAGCTTTAACCGGCTTGGCTCCAAACTCCTTAACTAGGTGTCCGGTGACAGTAACCGTGAGCTTCTGCTTCTTCTCGTTATGTGCCGTTGGTTGCGCCAAATAACGATCCGCTACTTCTTTAAACGTTAGTTTCATCTTTCGTCTCCATGAAGAGACTAACAGCAGTGCTAGGTTAGCACTCGCAGTCTCGAATTTAAAGGTCTGTTGCGAGGGACAGGTAGACCAAACCTGCAAGGAAGAGCGTGAGGAGGATCGCCCATCCCTCTAAACACTAGCCTTTAGTGAGTTTCGCTAGTCTTTTCGGCATCTTCTGGCTGATAAGGCTCAGGCAAAAGCTTCACAGCCTCTTTGAAGTTTAGGTCAGCACCTTTCTGCGCTGCCTGAATCAGCGTGCCAAACAGGCTAATAGCTTGATTGGCTTGCTGAGCCGCGTTGAGAAGCTCCTTACACGAGTCACTAAGATCTGAGACTAGGTAAGGGGTGTTATCAATTGATACTACTTGTGGCTGTTCACTCATGTTTTCTTCCTCGCGTCATCACGCACTATTTGATAGCTTCTTGGGGCGCCCACAATTAGTCTTGCTTGAGGGAGCATAAAACTTGTTTCTGATGTTCCTCCAGATCGACCGCACTCTGGACATGGCATGTGAGGCTTTACGAAATAAGGATGAATGCCAGTCATCTCAACAAAAACCTTGTCATTGAGCCGGAGAGTCTCCCCTCCAGCCAAGACGTGATCTTCGTGACCCTTACGTCTGGTATGGACGTTTAGGTGAACTTCGTGTCTGCCTTCCAAGTCAACGACACCGCGTACCCAAACGCGATGCTCACAAGTGCCCTCGAGATTGTCTCTGTCTAAACTTTCTCCGCCGTAAAACACGGAGCCAGCTGCACGGGCAATTCTTAATGGCATTGTGACTCCTTAAAATGGGATGTCGTCGTCGTCAAAATCATCGACAGGCTTTGCGGCGGGAGCGGCATTGGGGTTCGGCTTAGGAATCCAAAAGTCCACATTCAGCTGCTGCAGGTTGCCGTCATCACCCATCTGCTCACAGACCTTTAGGTTACAGCGGTAGTCAGCTCCGTTGTGCGCTGCAAGACCCGCTTCCAACTGGTCAATGAACTCACGAGTGATTTTAATAAACCCGTCGTACTTGGGTACGTTTGCTTTGGTAGCCCAATCGTACTGCTTGAGGCGATTCCACTCTTCAATACGCTTCTCTTTAGGCATGGGATATAGCCGCCCCTTGCCTGCCTTTAAACTTTCAAACGCTGTTGGTCTGTTTTGCATCTCACACATCTCCGTGTTGAATTTGAACTTGCATCGCGCCCGTTGATCTCCGAAAAGAATCTAGGGACTCATCTTTGTTTAGAACTTCATCCTCGCCACCCAAGAACTCAAAAGCCTTTCGGTAATCGATGGGTGGGTTCTTCATAATCACCTTGACGGTGGTCTTGCCGTTGCTGACAGAACCTTTGTATCTCTCGGCGATATCTTTTTTCAGGGACTCACTGGTCTTGCCCAGAACGTCCAAGGTTTGAAGGTCGTCACTGATTCGTGACGTGATGTCCGCGATTCTGTTCTGCATTGCAGTCAGGCGGTTTAATTCCTCATCAGTCTTGATGATCTCTGGCGCGTCAGCTTCAATATTTTTGACGTAATCAGAGCGAGAAACTTCGTCACGATGCTGCTCTTGAATCCAGTTGTACCAGCAACGATATAGATCGAGGCGCGATATGGTTCCTTTCTGGGGCTGAGGCAGGTACTTACGGCTTAGCAGTTCAGTGAGAAAGTCTTCCTTGCGGTGAACGCGCTCCAGCTTATATTGAGGCTCAGCCGTTTCGTTCTGCGCTAGGTAACATATGAAGTCACACCACTCGGCGTCCAGAACTTCCATCTGCATATACACCTGCATCAAGTACATGCTGCGCTTCTTATCAAAGATCGAGTAAGGAGTCTTTGTGTATTGCGGAAAGGGACACTTGATCTCAACGCAACCATCGAGACCGACTAGTCCGTCAGGTGAAGCGGCGATGAAGTCATACTTAGGGTGTACGACTAGACCGGTCTCTTCGACAGTGTAGCCCTGCAATCCCTCAAGGAAGATGCGCGCGTGATCCTCCATCATTTGCCCGTGGGCTACAGCTGGGACCATCTTGAACTCGGACTCTGCGCCCGCCAATGCCCTTACCTCTTGGCGAACCAAGTCAGCAGGTTTCATGTACGGGTGCTTGCCCTCAAGAGCGGCGCAAACAGAAGCTTTGATTTTTCCGGCACGAGCTGCGTGCCATTCAGGTGAACCTTGGACAGCTAAGCTCATTTCTTAGCCCTCCAACCTTTCTCCTTACAAAGCGCTTGCCAATTACCAGTAGTGTCCGTCAAGCCGCGATTAGTTAGACCGCGTTTAAACTTGTCGTACAGCTTCTGTGCTTCGGTAAGAGTCTTGGCTTCATTGAACTTCAGGTGATCCCAGATGGCGATGACTTTGTTTACTTCTTCGCCTTCCTTATCTACTTCCGGTTCTGAGACTTGCTCATCATCAGAAACAGACTGCTCTCTAATTTGAGAGCTTAGCCACATGGTGTACCCCAAGCCAAACTCACCCATCGCCTTCACTCGGCATCGCTGCTTTGCTGTGTTGATGTCTGTTGCGCTCGGAGAAGTGATGGATTTGCCTGATCGATGAACAGGCAGGTAAGTGATGTTGGTCTGTCCACCGATAGTCATTCGACAACGGACCTCAGCCGAGCCGTCATTAAAGTAATGACACTCTCTAGAGTCTGGGTCTTCGGTGAACTCCCAAAGGTATTCGGGATAGATGCCCATCATGATCTCGTGGGCTTTCATCCAAGGCAAATACGTCAGTACTTGATCGCCAAGGATCTCTGTCTCGGTGCAAAATTCTTTTACATCTATCTCAGATAGGGTCGCCCAGATTTGAGCGCGGGTAAGCATGTCCATTGATCATCTCCATTAACTCAATGGACATGTTACCACCCTTCAAATTAAAAACAACACCTTCAAATTATTTACTACACCAATTGCCGCATTTGCAATTAATGCTATTTAGGTAAGATGAAAATGTCTTGCTTGTAGCTTTAGAGCCAAACAGCTTCTGAAGCTTTGGGCAATTTTTTATCTTTACACGTAAAGCTGTACAGCTGATTCTAGGCTTAGAACCTTTCTCCATGTCTCTCCTTCTATTTATTTTTTGGCAAGAATGTCAATGATTGTGTTGATGCTCTCTCGCTTATTCTCATCCAGATAGGCTGCACACATGTGCGCAAACTGGTACGGAGTGAGACTAAAAGGAGCTTTCTCTTCAAAGTCCTTTACGTAAACAATGGCTTCAATCATTTTTTGTGCGGTTTGATCCGTGTCTCGTGATTCCAAAGTCACCCACAGATAAAGGTCGATGCGATATAAATCGCAAAGTTCTACTATACGTTCTCCGTCGCTTGGCAGACTACCCTTGATCCAAGCCTGTGCTGACGCTGGACTGCATCCAGTGCTCTTCACAATGCTTGATCCTCTTCCCCAGTCGGGAACACCAGCTGCATCCAATGCCGCTTTGAATATTTCCGCTCGCTTCAGCTTTTTTTCATCTTCCATGAAAACCTCCTAGAGCTGGATTTTCCACAATAAAATTAAATTGACAAGTCTTCATGTCGAATATGTTTGCTTATAGCCTACTCTCAGATTATTATTTTCAGTCTAGCGAATTAATTAGTTCAGCCGACCATAGTTTGCTTTTTGTGATCGGCGCTTTTACAGTGCGCTAGTTTTGTATCAAAACGATAATTACATGGAGATGTGAGATATATGATTTTTCGTCCGGCAAATTTCAAGCTAGACCACTACACCCGAATACCAAACCTTTTGCTTCGCGGCGGCATTGGCGCTAGCCAGTACCGTGATGATGGCTTATCGCCTGAGTCGTTAGGCGTCCTCGTATACCTGCTCAGTCACGTAGACAACTGGCAGATCACAAACAATCAGCTGTGCACAGTATTTGGCGTCGGCAACGCCAAGATGACGCGCATTACGGCTGAGCTAGAGCAAGCTGAATACATTCGGAGAGCGATCGTTCGCAACGAAAGCGGTCATGTTCTTCGGTGGGACTGGCTGGTGACCGATGTCAGGGGAGAGTTTCCACTAGATCATCAAAACCCAGATCAAGCTAACCCAGATCAAGCTAATCAGACCCAAAGAATAACTATTAATACTAACGAACATCCTAAAGAACAAATATGTTGGCGAACGGAACTCCTTAACTGTCCTCCGGATGGTGTTTCCAAGCAGGCGTGGGTCAAGTGGTGGGAGTACAAACTGCAAGAGCGTAAAGGTAGAAAGCCCGCAAAGAAAATGATCACCGTTATTACTCAAGACTTCTCAGTGCTAAAAAAGCACGGGTTCGATCTTGTCGGGGTGGTGGATTTCGCTATCAGCAGAGAGTGGCGTTCGGTCGGCAAACCAGATTGGGATGCGCTTAAGAGCTTCAAGGGTCATGACCGAAAGAATGATCTATTGGGGGCTGTCAAATGATGGATGTAAAAACGCTAGTGCATCAGCTGGCACCACATGCAGCAGGTCTTTGCAATGAGCTTTATCCAGACGGTCGCGTTGAATCTGGCTGTTACAAAATTGGCAGCATCGAGGGTGAGAAGGGCAGAAGCATGTCGGTGTATCTCAACGGAGATCAGTCTGGCAAGTGGATGGACTTCAGTACCGGCGAAGGTGGTGACCTTCTGGACCTGATTATGTACTGCCGCCACATGACATTGGTTGATGCGATGGAGTGGGCGAAACAGAGGTACGGCATACGAGACAAT